TTCATTAGTCCTCCCAGCTCTCAACTTATGCTATTATTTTGTTGCTATTTGTTGCCAATCACTTAATGGTTCTGTCGTTTCAATAACCGTTAAATCAATCATGGCTTTTATCTCCATAATGCCAGCTGAATTATCAGGGCATTCCAGCATGAAGTCAAAATAATTAGCGCTATTCAACTTTTGATACAGCTTAAATTGGATATCATTTCCACATATCAATTTAAAATGGGAAACTCCATTACGATACCCACTTAATGAAGCTACATAGCAAGACGATATTCCACTTCTTAGCACATATAGTAAGCATATTACAGGCTTATATACATGTAGTTCCTCTTTATATGCTATCTTGTATAATTTGCCTTGAATTAAATCAAAATATGCTGTTCTCCTTGTTAATCCCTTATTAGTATTTGTCGAAAGTGGCAGCAGTTCTCCCAGGTCGGTTACGAAGTAAATTTTATGTCAATTATTACTGTGAATTATTATCTTAGGATCTTCCCAAGTTGAAACGTCTGGATAATTCCTTTTTCTAAATATTAATGTTCCGTCTATTGCTATTCCGAAGATGAAAACAGCATCTTCTAATTGTTTTATAACCAATCCTTGAACGACATTACCGTAGAATCCTTCTCCAGCAAAAGCATTGAAATTGGAAACGAAAGGTTGAATTGTTTTTATAGGCATTTCATTTACAAAATCCGTAAATTCACTCCATGAAGAAAACGATTTTGTTCCCTTCGGATTTCCCAACAGTTCTCCCAGGACTTTCGCGGCAGCCGAAGAAGATGTTAAAGTTGGGTTCTTGGAACCGTCCAAAGTACGAAGCCAAGAGAAGGTGTCGGACTGGGGCAACTGGTCCTCAAACTCATCTGTTCCGGCTGCCGCAGCGGCAGCAAATGTTGATATTTCTGATGCAGCGGAAACAATCCGTGCGGAAACTAATTCTGTCATCTCATCGACGGTCACCTGTCGTTCGTTGCCGTTTTTATCCACAGCTTTAAAGCCAACTATATTATTCAAGTCCATAATGCAAATTTTAAAATTAAAACAAATATTTCACCCATGCAAAATAATTACTGTTCTCAATATAATTCGGATCATCCTCGTTGGAATATGCCTCCCTCTCAAACGATACCGTCTTATACGCCCTGCCGGCATCCTTCAACCGTACCGCCCTGACCAGCCACTCCACACCATACCAGAGATAGAATGCCAGCCCGGTCAGTACCAGCCACCAGGCGGAAAGGTCAAAACACAACAGCAAGATCCAGATAACTGTACCGGTGGCAACTGCCATCTCAACCCATTGACGGGCGTGGGTACACTCATGGTTTCTCACTTTCTGAGTGATTTTCTCTTCCGGTCGCTTGCTTAAAACAAACGGACCGATTGTTATCGTATGGCAAGAACTGAACGCAAGCAGCACCTTGGGCAGAAGGTTGTTACAATATACCTTTTTCATAGCGTTTCTATTTCTGATTCAAGTTCAGCAATATGGTTGTCTATACACGTATTCACCTCGTCATTGAAGTTCGCTATATCCAGTTCCACGCATCCGGCACTTGACCGGGCGCTACTGTAGATACGGACATAGCCTCCGTTATTCAATGTATTTTTCGCCAGCTTCAGTTTCGCCAGTTCGTCATTGATCCGGCTGGCGCGTTCCAAATTCTCAATCTTCATGTTGTTCCTCCTTCTTTTTATCCAGATAATCATTCAACGAATCGGCCAGCAAGCCGGACAACATAGGGGTAGAACGTCTTATGATATCCACCTCCTCTTCGTCAAGTTCCACACCATCTACAGTCGACTTGAAGATTTTCTCCGCAAGGAGATGCGCCTTCAAGCCCGCTACGTTCTTATATATCCAGTCACCGAAGGCCTCAGTGATGTTACTGGCTATAAGCTTTTCTTTTTTAATCCCATCATAAATAGGGAATTGTGCAAAATTTATTCTCATACTTTATATTTAAATTATCCGCAATAAAACATAACCCAATAATTACCCATACACTTAATGAAGCCGGATGCAAAATCCAAATCAATATAAGACATCTCTTTTCCTCCGGGAGCAGGCAGGATCCGTCCTCCTGTCAATCTTACTCCGCCGCTCATACGTTTGAAGTATATGGTATGTCCTGGAACATCCGGAGGAAGTGTCACTTCTATATTGTCTCTATTAATAAACATCACATTATCATCGTTGTTGTTCAATGAAGCTTTGACAGAGATATTCCTCCAGTTGCCAACTATGCCACGGATGGATACATAGCTGTCATTGTTCGGATGAAGGAAAATGTTACCCCCCTCCACGAACAGAGGAATGCTCAGGGTCTTGATGTGCATTCCGATCATAGTATTTGGGCTCTGTATATCAATTCCGGCATCATACTTAATCCCTTCAATAGTGACAAACTGCGTGTTTCCCCCGATTCTTACGTTTGCAAATGTCCTTTCGTTATAAAACTCAATTTGTCCGGCAGACAAATTGAAACCGACGTATTTATTTGTTTCATTTTCATAAAGGATCTTTGAGGACAATACCCCCGAAATGATGGAGAACGGGCCAATACGTCCTTTATCCGCCGTGATTGTTCCTGTAATCTCTGCTAATTTGCATTTAAAATACCCGGTTTCACCGTTGATAAGAAGAGTTTCACCTTTGTCATTAAAAGACTTGAGAACCTTGTCTTTGAACATGAAGCCGGCTACATTCGCACCATCGGCAAACAGGGTGTCAGTAGCGATATTCACAAACTTCTGCATGGCTTCCCAATTGGAATCACCGTTGACAGATGTGGGTGCAGCGGTAACGGAAGCACCGTAATTCTTTACAAGGAAATTATAATAAACTCCCCCTATCAGATATATGACCTTATCCCGGTAATCCGCATTCCAGACATAAGTCTGTCCTGATGCGAATACACCTCTGTCACGGGGAAACGCCCCTGTTGCTCCGGTTGCTCCTATGGCACCATCATTAGCTACACCCACCCCTTTTTCAGCGACAAAATTATTATTCCATGCGTTCGCGTCCGATGCGGATTGATAAGCCCGGACGGCAAACTGGGTGTATCCGGCTGTCGCTGGAACGGATATCTGATTGCTTAGGGTAGCACCTACATGAGCCAGCCAGCTTCCGTTATACTTACGGGCTGCCAGATAAAGCGTGCTGCACGTGCTTACATTGCCTGCCACATTCTGTTTGCAAGTGACAAGGAATCCAGACGGGGATGGCGTGCCTGTACTGGTGAAGTTGATCACGCTGACAGGACTGTCCAGCCAGTAGGATGCCGACGGTCCGACGGGGGCAACCATCTCCTGCCAGTCCGCATGTACCGTCCGGTTCGCAGATCTGCCGGCGAGGATGTATCCGCCGTCTCTTTTCCTACGGAGTCTGCCGTTTCTGAACCTTGCAATTTTAATCGGAGGGTTGGAGGTTTCAACCTTGCTTAAGTAAGATCCTCCGGCAAACGATACTGTACTGTTCTTGGCATACGGAGTATTGGCGGATTCCCAATGACCGGCTGCTGTGATGCTCTCACCATCAGCCCCATCCTTACCATCTACAAGCATGGGAACGGTTTCAACATCCACTATCTGGTCATTCACGTAAAAGATAAACTTCAATGTCTTCGTAAAGTTTCCGCTTGATATGGCTGTATTGTTGTTTATGCTAGTTTCTGCTCCACCATCTATGCTGTATTTCAATGTACCGTCCGTTGTGGTGGATATCACGCCCCCCACTGACTTTTGCCTGTAACATGATACGGAAGACACGCTGTAGTTCCCATTCTTGTCCTTGCTTACAGAAGTGGCAGAAACGATTATACTGTATAGCACGGCATCTGAACCGTCCGCACCTCCACGGACCCCGGCTACAGTGAATGACAGATCACGGGAATACTGCTGCCCGTTCTTTGTAGCCCTGATTGTGATCTTCACCGTGTTTGTCGCAGCAAGAGTAGCTCCGGCAGATACCGATATTGTCACCACTCCCGTATTCTTGTCTGTCGCACACAGAAGATTTGTGTCAGGTGTACAGGTGATGCTGTCAAGCGTGAGCTTCTCCGTTCCATACCACATACTGACAGTTGTATTCCAAGTCTGTGAGGATACGACCTTCCCATCTGAAGTAAGGGCTGCATTGACCATCTCGTTATCGAAGTCCGCCATGATGGCATTCTCCCCGTCCTTACTCCAACGGTGCACAGGGGCCGGAGTGCTCCATTCACTCCATACTCCATCACGCTTCACACGTTTGCACGCCCATTCCACCTGATGGTCGGCATCCACGCCAAGAAAATCATCTGTCCAGCCTTCCGGTATATAATCATCCTGCTGCTTCGATTCCGGCTTGTCAGGGGTAAGGCCGATGATGTTGGTACGGGTGTAGATCCACTCGTAACCTTTGCCGTCCTTACCGTCAGTTCCGTCTTTGACCATGACCATCCACAAACCATTCCGGTATATGTAAGTACAATGGTCAGCCGTATTTCGGTAGCTGTCACCCTCCTTGGGATTGGACGGATGGGATGCGAATTCACCAAGGAAGGTGATGCTTTCGCCTTTCAGCTCACGCCCGTCCAGAAGCATCTCCCAGTCTTCATGCACGGTCCAGTCGGCTGACTTCCCGGAAAGGATATAACCGCCATCCTTTTTCTTTCGATAATTGCCATTCTTGAACCTTGCGATCCTGATGGGAGGATTGGATGTTTTCACCTTGGAGATAAAAACACAGCCCGCCAAAGTGACCATGGTATTGACCTCGTATGGGGTCTTAGAGGATTCCCAATGACCGCCACCTATTACAGACAGGCCCGGATCACCCTTGTCACCTTTGGCGGCTGATACAAGCCAGTCCGGATTGTTTTCGGATGGCTCGGAAGTAGTGCCCTTGTCATTGACGCACAACCATGTGGAACCGTTATGGGGCACACGGGAATAATACGCATACTTCCTGCCCGGCTCCCAGTTAGGGAAGTCGATAGGAACGCGGACTGTGCTACCGGTAATTTCATCAATTTGAAAAATCAATCCCGTCATGATGATATCCTGCAATACTGCCGAGAACCTGTCGCAGTTGATCCCATTGATGGTCATACCCTTCTTCTTGCCGAACCAGCTCTTCATCTGTGCCGACTCCGGGTCCCAGGTGTTGGCATTGTCAACAAGGGTGATGCAGCAGTTACCGTCACGCACGTCTATGATGATATAAGTCTGACGCTCCTTGTCGGTGAAGTTCCCCGTCTGTCCGAGACGCATCTCGTTATGGGGAACGAACTCATATCCGGGACGCGGAACCATCATGAATGTCTTCTCGTCATAATCTGCGGAAGTGATACGGTACTGTATTTTCCGGAAACCAATAAAGTCACCGGTAGTGACGCTTTTGTCATGCCAGAAGCCCAAAAGGATATCGTCCGGCTTCTGTCCCAGCGGTACACCATCCTCCAGATCGGGGGTGACAGTATAACTGCCGTCACTATTGGCGATAAAGCTTTTTATCTTCAGCCCTCCGCCGGGACTTATAGTATTGTATCCCTCAAAATAAGTCTGACGATTGAAACGAAGTTCAGGAACACTCAAAGAGCTGCGCAGAACCAAAGCCTCCAGCTCGGCACGGGCATCCTCACCGATGTAACCGCCCTGAACACCGGTGATAAAGTCACCGAACTTGGCGTATTTCTTGATGACGGTTCCGCCCAACAGGGATAATAGGAAACCGGTGCGTTCCTCCGTGTCCTTGCGCATGAACATGATCAGCGAGCGCAATGCGGAATACACGTTATGGTCTGTCGCAGGGGTGGAGTCGTGGCTTCCGATCACATACACACCGCTGCCACCACCGCCCGTATAGGTCTGTCCCTTCAGGGTAAGGCTCTCAACCTTTTCCTCCAGCTCCCCAATACGGGAATAGGCGGCGGTTTCCCCGACAGTATAAACAGGTGAGTCAAAGGAATAGTCAAGATTGAATTCAAATCCGATAACTCTTGACTGTCTTCCGTTCTCGAAATAAGCCCTGTTGATAAGGTTGACCTTTTGACCGATGCTGTAGAGGTTGTGAATGCCATCCTCACGGTATGCGTCATTTGACATCATCGTGCAGCCATAGGTACTCGGGTCTATCTTGGATTTGGCAGCGTACTTTTCAGTCTTTTCCTTCAGCTCCTGCTCGGCGGCACCCACAAGCCCAAGTTCGGTTATTTTCGTGCTGTCCCAGCCGGAAAGCACATATTCATCTCCATCCTGGGGAAAGAGCACATCACCAGGAAGCGGTCTGCCATAGTCCTCATTCCTGACTATCTCCCAAAGCTGTGCCTCAGGGTTCCATCCGCCATCCTCCAATATCTCCGGCTTTCCCTCAGGATTGAACTTCACGGCAAACTCCAAACCGTTGAGAAGTCCGGACGCGAAATGTATCCTCAGCTCCTGACCGGGGAGGATATATTTCTCGGAAAAGTTAACACCCGTGTCCCTAAAGCGGTAGGCATTCCATTTTTCCTCGGTGGTTGTGCCGTCCTCATTCTCCACCTTGTCCGTCACTTCGATAGTGGTGACATCCGACATGATGCCCGTTCTTCGGGGATAGACTTCATCGAAGATAACCACCTGCTCGACGGCTTCCTCGGTAGTCATATCAGGATAAGCGTCAATGTAAGGAGTTCCGTCGGGCAACATTAAGCGTTTTTGCACAACGCCGTTCAGCACTACGGTCTCATCAACGGGGCGGTAGTCAGATGGGATATTCTTTGTTGAGCCGAATGCATAGATTCGGGTGGCGTAGGTCGATTGGGAATCGGAACGTGACATCTCTACAACGTTCACCCCGATTTCAAAGTTAACCGCATCGCCAGACTCACAACACCCGAAATGGATTATATTCTCTGTTATCCAGCACTCACAATCCCATTTCTTTGCCATAGAGAAGCAGGCGTCAAGGATGTTGATGTTGTCATAAGTCATCAGTATCGCCTTATTCTCTACAGTGCTGTCAATGGAGAAAACAAAATCTTGTCCTTTGTATTTGTAACCAAGAGCTTTTAAATTTCTAAGGACTATACCGGCTTGTACGTCAAGCGGGGCGGTCAGGTTCCAGGACGCCTCCTGTCCGGTCGCCTCCGGGGTATATTTGAAGATTTTGTTTTTCCATTTCCAGTAGTAGGCGTCAAGTCTTAATTCGTAATCGTAGCCGGCGGTATTGGTGTTGAATGCGGGCTTCTGCAAGTCGCACACCTCGAACAATCCGAAGTTACATTCCACGTATGAGCCAAGTTTGAAATATATGGGATTCTCTAAGGAGAACTTTAACATGATGTAGTCCTCCTTCATCAGAGTGAACTTACGCTTGCAGCCTTCATTGATCAAAGTTGTAAGCTGGATAGCACCGGATATGTCTTTGATGTCGATTTGTTCCATGTCTTCAAAGTTCGGGGATAAAAAAAAGAGTGCCCAATTTTGAGCACTCACATACACGACAATAAAACCAATGTCGTGAATTAGCTTCTGTTTGCCGGATTTGGCTCGTTAAACTTGGCTGAAATTTTTCCGAAAGTTCGGTCTAAACTCTGTGCGTAAGTGACACTCTTGCCAGTATAAATAAGATGGTAAACCTCGCTACTATTAGCAGGAATCTGAATATCAACCACACCTTTATACAGCTCATCAAAGAAAGCTTTCTTCTTTGCTTGATAATCAGACTGAGAATTACTCTCGATAGTGAACGAAAGAGTTATTTCCCTCTCATCGACTTTAGGATTATTGATTATTACCCGTTTCCCATGTTCAAGTCGGCTTTTGTTCTCAATAAAATCCTTCATGGAAGCGGATGCCCCAATAACATCAAGAAACCCCTCTCCCATTCTCACACCCCATGTTGTATAAGCGTTTTCGCCATTAATTAATAATTCATCCATAGACTATAATTTTGCTGTATTCTTTTTAACTTCTGCTATATCTCTTTGCATCTGTTGAATAGGTTTGACGATTGCCCCTGTATTTTCTGAAATCTGTACCAATTCAAGATAAGATTGTGCTATCAAATCTCGCGTATCATCAGCGATATTCCTTGTTTCCGTATTTATGGAAAGTAGAGCATCTGCTTTTACTGTCAGTAGATTAAGTGATTGAGATTGAATAATATTCTGATTCTTTATCTCTTCTCCTGCAATCTGCAATGCTGTAAACCGCCCGTTCAACTCTTCGCCGGTATCTTGAGACATGGTTTGGAAACCTTTGCTGCTTGCAGACTGGGAAGCTGCTTCCTGTGAAATCTTGTCATATCCGGTTGCTGCGGCAAGCTCGTCACGGAGCTTCATGGCTTCGTCCACATAACCCATGTATTCATCCATCAGCTCCTTACGCTCATTATTGTCAAGCGTACCATCATCCTTCATGGCTTCACCGAATTTATCATACCATGTCCTCAGTTTGTCACTAAACTGTTCACCGATGGCATTTGACAGCATCGCCTGCATGAAATATTTGGATATGTCATCAGCAAAATCCTCCGCACTCTTCTCCATATCCATCAGACTGCTTATAAAACTGTCATACATGGAATCGAATGACATTCCGATCAGGCCCTCATAAAGACTGTCGGTCAGTTCTTCCAGTTTTCCTGCCTGCTCTATATAATCATCCAGCTTGTCGGTAACACGCTCACCGTAACCTCCCTTACCGGAAGATTCCATGATATCCCATAACCATACGTCCGACCGTAGAGCCTTCATCTGTTCGGGGGTCAGATTCCACAAGGAATCGGTGCCGGAGAAATCCTGCATGCCGGTAGCTTTTCTTGCGTGTTCCAGCATTTCATCCGTCCATTTCAGATAATGCTGCCAGCTGCCGTGGCTCTTATGATATCCGGCTTGCTCCTTTGCTATTTGCAGATAGTTTTTATTGACTTCCTCCTGATACTTTACAGCTTCCCTGTAAGATTCAACCGATTTCATTCCCTTGCTTGCCTTCATCTCGTCAGTCAGATCCTCGATGGCCGTTTGCAAAGTTCCATTCCTGTCCGTCAGCCTGTCTATCGTTTCCTGTACTTCCTTGGCGTTTCCACCTATTCCAAACAAGGAGTTGAAGCCTCCGAATGAGATTGCGTTCAGGATGTTTCCTATGCCGTTCCTCAATGACTTGCCGATTGTGACAAACAAATCCCCTGACAAGACATCACCGATAATTCCACTGACAGCGTTCAGAACAGCATCAAGCAGACCACCGACAAGATCACTTAATCCGTCTTTGAGTACGTCAATGATGGACAGAATCCATCCGACAATGGGGACCTCCTTAAGAGATTCTGACGTTTTTCCTATGACATCCTTGAATCCGTTCACGGTTTTGATAGTTCCGCTATATGCGTTATACAATCCACCGGATGAAATCTGCTGCAAGCCTCCCAATAAATTTTCCATGCTTGCTTTCAGTATGGTGGCAGTATCAGTCACATTACGCTGGGCCTGATTGGCGATATCAGTCTGTGTCTTCACATTGGCGGATGCAATGTCAGCATTCTGCCGTGCTGTTTCAAGAGCGTTTGCTGCGGCTTGTTTCTCACTTTCCGTTCCGCCCTTCTGCGCTTTGGTGTAATCATCCTGTGATTTCTTTAGTCTTTCCAAAGCAGCTGTTTCAATCCCTATGGCACTGATACGATTCTGTTCTGCTATTTGATAGGCTTTTACATCCTCTCCAAGTTTCTTGAAGTTGACTCCACTTGTACCACCCAAAGACTTTTCCATCTGGCTGATGGCGTCAATCAATGATTTCTGGCTTGCCTGATCGGAGTTCTTGAACTTGTCAGTCCGTACATATTTTTTCGCTTCGTCCAAGGCGGGCTTTATCATGTCGGAAAACATGGAACCAAACTCACCGAACACAGTAACCCAATCTATATTGGCTTTTATGGCTTCTGTTTCCTTGTTCTGTATGGCAACATCACGTTGTTTCTCCAGTAACTTTACTTGTGCACTATTAACACCGTTTTCTTCCTGTGCTTTCCTTATTTTTTCCGCATACTCTTGGGCGATAGCCAATTTCTGCTGCTGGAACGTGCCATATTCTTTCAAGTAGTCGTTCAAAGCCTGTTGTTCGGCTTTCAGCTGTCCTTCAGTTACATCGGAAATATCTTTATCTCTCATACTTTCGGCATTGGTATAAGCTTCTGAAATTTTCTGTGCCTGCTTGTCGGTCAGCTTACCGTTACCGGCTTTGCTCCATTCTTCCTCCTGTTTTCTTATCGCATCAATCTGTTTCTGATAATCAAGGTCAATCTGTTTCAACTTCTTTTCCGTGCCTTCTCTCATCAGGTTGATTTCATCCTGTTGGTTCTGACGGTGAAGTGAAAGAAGTTGTCCGTCCAGCTTTTCCTGATTTTCTTTTTGCTTTTTTGCTAGATTTTCCTGCTTGGTTAAAGAACTACCAGTGATACCACCTAAATTTTTATAGGATTTTTCAGTTGTTTCTACCCGTTTCTTAGCCTCTTCATACTGCTTTGAGGTAAACTTGGATTTGTCCTTTTCTATTTCAGAGAGTTTCTTTTTGGCATCTTCCCACTCTTTCTTGGCTTTATCGTAGTCTTGTTTGTAAGTAGTTTTGTTTTTCTCTGAATCAATACGGGTTTGCTTGGCAGATTTTGCAGTATCTATGAGTGTTTTTATGTCTTTGACATTATAGATTGCTTCATCTGACAAAGTTCCCTCTACATCAATAGGCAAACGGAGTTTGATGGTTCCATTATCACCCTTTCCTTTGATTCTCCTTTCAAGTTCGGAAATATATCGGTCAAATTCCTTTACATCAACATTGTTCAAATTGGATATGAATTGCTCTGAAATGCCTTTCCCCTTGTCTTGTAACATAACATCACGCATAGCACGCAATTCTTTTAGTTTCTTCACATATCCATCAACGCCTTGCTGACCGGAAAGAGTTTTCAGCAGATTCTCGTAATATTTGATTTCAGATTCAATGTTAGAAAGTTCCTTGGTTTGCTTTTCTCCGGCACGTTTCGCATCTTCTTCCGTTATCTGTTGCTTTAGTTTAAGTATATCAGCCAACTTAATGGTTTCGATGTCATATTGAGCGAATATCTTAGGGTATTCTTTTCTTAACTCCGCTAAACTTCGACCTCTTTGTAAATCCGACAACGCTATATCACGAGAACTTTGTACGAGGGAATCAATCTTCTGTTTGTGTTCTTCTTCTTGCTTTTTAGCTTCTTCTTGCTGTTCATTAAACCTTCTCTGTGCCTTTTCTGCTTCTGTTGCCGAATCGCGGAAAGCCAACATTGCAACTCCAAGTCCTACTACAGCAGTAGCCAACAACACATAAGGATTGGTAAGCATTGCAGCGTTTAAAGCTAACTGCGCTTTTCGTGCCAATAAACGGGCATTGGTAAGTCCAATCTCCACAAGAGTATGTTTACTTTCGGCAGCAGTAACAAGCATCACTGCGGTCCGGTATGTACCATAAGTAACCACTAATCCAGCCAAGATTCTACCTACTGTTTCATAATTCTGAATCAACGAAGTTGTCATTTGAATACCGTCCATGATAACACTTTCCGACTTTGTTCCCAATTCGTTAAACACGGAATCCAAAGCATCCTGCATCATAGACAACTGACCATTGATAGTCTTTGAAGCATTCTCAGACATATTATAGAACTTACCACCTGCGGAAGTTGCATCAATGAATGCCTGTTGAACCATTTCAGCGGAAACAGCACCTTTGGACATTTCATCTTTCAAAGTTGCGATAGATTTTCCGGTCTTTTCGGAGATAATCTGTAACGGGTTGAATCCAGCGTTTATCATTTGATTCAAATCCTGCCCCATAAGTTTACCCGCTGCTGACATCTGTGAAAATGCCAAAGTTAGCGAATTGAACTTACTGGATTCCCCCATAGAAATATCACTAATGGCTTTCAAGTATTTGATAGTGTCTTCTGCTTGTATGTTAAATCCAAGCATCATCTTTTCTGCTCCAACCATATCTGACATAGTAAGTGGAGAAATCTTAGCCAGCTCCTTGATTTGCGGAATCAGTTGTCCTGCCATATCCTTTCCAACCATAGTCTCAATAGCGGTCTGCATGGATTGAAATTCTCCACGAACACGAATCATTTCAGAACCTAATGCCTTTAATACTCCAGCACCACCAATAACCGCCAATGCTTTCTTCCAAGAAATAGCGATACCGTTGTTACTCTCTACGATTTCCTTAGCATTATCATTGTAAAGGGCGTATTCATCCCGAAGTTTCTTTACGGAAAGACGCGCTTCGGCTTGTTGTTGGGTTAATCCAAATAAAGCTGCCTTTTCTTCATCAAGAGCTTTGCGGGCAGCATTGTATTCTTCTAACTTGCTATTTGCTGATAACGGATTCCTTTTCAATGCTATACGATAAGCATCCCCAAGTCGTTTTACATCCGCTTCAATATCCTTAACTACCGCTTTTTGAGCAAGAATCTTCTCTGTGAATCCATTCACGGCCTGGGAAGCATCGAAGATTTTCCTTTTGAATCCCGTTTCCATCTCCGCTCCAGCTTTGGCTGCATTAGTCACCAACTCGTCCAATCTTTGGTTGGATGCAGCAAGTTGGGCATTCAAAGCCTTGAAAGCAACAGGAGTCTGCGTGCCATCCATGCTCATTAACTCCTGCTTTAATTTTGCAATTTCATTACGAAGTCTTACAACTTCTTCCCAGTCACTACCTATCTTAAAATATAATTTTGCCATATCTATTTCTTTTTCCTACGATTAGCCAATTCCTTACCACTGATTCTATTCACCTTCTGACCACCATATACTGCGCGTAATTTATCCCGTTGCATCATCAGCAGATTCCGATAAGGGATAATCTCAAACACTTCTGTATAACTCAGATGCAGCGTGTCAATCAAATGGGCTATCTGCCCGAAGAACGTTGTGTTTCCTACTGTTTCGGTCTTGCTGCCAGCATCGACACGTTCCTCATCGAGCTGACACACTGAAAAGCCGAAATATCCATCATAGAGAAACAGACTTCCAAGGCATCTTTGACTTCTTCAAAAGTGCCGTTCTCCAATTCTTTGACCAAACTATCATTCCCGCAGATGAAGCATGAAATACCTTTCAGCATATCTTCAGTAGCTTTAGGAAGCTCTTTAATAGCCTCCATGATATTATCTCCTCGCAGGGCGATATTGGAAAAATGATGAATGGCACGACAGATAACTTTAATTGTAGGCGGTTTGATGGTATAAACGATTCCACCTATCCCTACATTTTTAAAATCCAGCCCTAATAGGGCATCAGAAACCGTTTTTACTGCTTGATTATTCATAACATTAAATTAAAAAGGCGGTGAGCAACCACCCACCGCCATCTGAAAACAATCCTTTTACTGAAAAATTATCAACCTTCCGGCACTACAACTTCCGATTCGTCAAACCACTTTTCGGAAGCCAATCCATCTACACCTGTGGAAAGGGGAACGGCCGAAACAGCCAATCCGACAGCCTTATCGGTATTAGAGCCACGGGCATTGATAGCCGCTTTCGGAAACACAACATAAACTCCGTCTTTGGTTTTACCAATCACACATTTATGAATAGGCTTATACTTGCCTCTTTCCCAATTCTTTTCTGTGGCTTTACCACCTTGTAAATCAGCCTTTGTAGCATAATCATACTCACCAATGGTGAAGTTGATTTTCACCTCACCCGGTTCAGACGTTTCCCGGTAGTACTCACCAGTCAAAGCGTTTTTGTAACGAGTTACACTTGCCTCTGCTTCTTCGTATTGATACGTGTCACCATGCACATTCTTGACCCGCTTCGTTGCTGCGTTTTTCAAGATGGTGGCTACTTCTGCGCCTGTTAATCCGGCAGCTGGAGTAGTAACCGTTTTAATCGGTTCTGCATAATACAGTTCGTCAATTTCTACTGCTGTAATCATATCATTTTACATTTAATACATTAAACAAAATTCTCACATTCACATAATGACACTTCAAAGCTGTGTCCGCTTCTGTACCGATAGAATCAATAGAGTAACGATATGTCATACCATCATAGGTGCTTACTACATCATCAAACAGCTTGCCAGCCTTTCTTTCAAGTTCGTTAAGCCGGATTGTGTTCGCTTCATTCTCGCTTAAATTGGGTACACATAGATTCACTTCTGCGAAAGATTTCTTCCAATAAGTTCCCGGCTGTTGTTTCTTCGTGTGGATGACAATCCTTTCGGACTTCAATTCACCCGTCAGCGTTTCTCCTGCTGGTACTATGTCTATTCCGAAAATCTTGCAGTCCCGGTAGAGGATGTTTCCTATGTCGGTGGTTACTATCATCGTTCAAATCTATCTTTCAATCTTTTTTCTGTCCTTATCGCTGCACTTCCTGCAACTTCAAATCCTTTGGATTCCACGAATGAAGCATAATCAGCTTCGTTTTTCAGAATTAAGCCATCTTCATTAACCTCATAATCATTCGATTCTCTCAAATGTTTTGTGTGGTCTTGATAGTTTCCGGTAGCTTTTGCATCTTCAACAAATGCCTCTCCCTCTTCTTTCATGCCAGCAACGACTTCGCTTGTTCCGTCCTCAAAGAACTGGTCAACATCCGAAAAGTCTGCATCTATTCCAACCATATTACTCTATAGGAAAAATAGTTTGTTTCCAAAGGGCTTTTAGCAACTCCTTCACCTCTTATGCTTCCATCGGCATTCAAACAACGAACCTCTGCACCTGCTTCAACCTTTGACGGCTTGTCAAAGACTACCTTGTACTTGAAATCATACAAAGCACCATTGATAGATACTTTCTTTTCCGCACTCACATCATCACAACGGCATCTGCATATATCCTGCCAGCTCTCACCACCTGTGCCGGGAATAGGTCTGCCGAACTCATCCTTATCCATCGGGGTGATAACCTTAACCTGCAATATGTGGGGAGCGAATATCATAAGAAAGTCACTTTAGGTTTGTTACTCAGTTCGTCTTTCAAACCGTACTGTTTGCACAGCCATGAGTACAATTTCATTAGGCTATCAACATAATTAGACCAAGACACAGAAAATCCGCTTTCGCTGACCGAAGATGGATTTTGTATCATCCACGGAATTTGCTTTGCACAAGCGACCTCTAATCTTGCCCGATTTTCCTCGGCAAAAGGTTCTTCACCATCCAATCCCGTTCTTGAAAGTATATTTTCAACTACAAGATTAGACGGGGTGTTCTTATCAAATACGCTTAATACAAACTCCTTGTTACTCATGGCTGATATCATTCAATATGGTGTAATCAGTTTACTATATGCGGTATAGCTATAATGCGTACAATGTTTAGATTTATAGATGTATCTGAACGGACATTTGGGAACATTAATTCGTACCCCTTGAATAGCCATTCCCTCTTTTATCGAACACATCATAGCCGGGTTATTTGCAACCAAAAACATGGGATGCGTCATGGTCAGTACAACACAATCAGCCGGAACCGTTTCCAAAGTGATAAACTGAATATCCGGCAGACCAACATCAACCGATGGATTCACGTATTCACACTTAGGAGATTCCACACTTGATGCCTGCACGCTCAACGAAACCAAAGACATCATTAAAAAACCACACATGGCAAAAATAAAATTCTTCATTCCTTTTCTGATTTATAAAATTAGACAATGGAAGAGTAGAAGCACTACCCTATCCTTTTACTCGATACCTAATGCTTCTTTCAGTTTGGCTGTTGATTCTTCATCCAGTTCTGCAACCTTAGCCAAAAGAGTTTCCTCTTTCATATTGCCGGAAGCCTGCGCACCGATAGACTTCAAAGCATCAATCAAAGCCTTCTTCTCAAACTCCTTTTCAAAGAGGGAAATTTTCACCTCTTTCTTTTCTTCAGGGGCTTTCACTTCGGGATTTTTTACCTCAATCCGTTCAGCGAGTCTGCGGCTTTCCATATCCAGCACACGGGCTTCCTCACCGACTTCAATCACTTCACCGGGAGTATAATACTTTCCGGTGAACTTGTCGCGGAAAACTGATATAACCTTTACTTTCATATCCTACCCCCTTATGCTGATTGAATGGATGCAATTTCGCTCAAATCGAAATTGGTAATCAAATCTGGATTGGAAATCTGCGGAATCCACTCTGCCGTATATTCCATGTAGCGACCGTTTTTGTCACGGTAGTTGGAGATAAGCATCTGCCCCTCTGACGGGATATAAGTACGTCCTTGTACTGGGTCTGTCGCTTCATACGGGGTATGATGGCGCATATAACCAATGTTGTCAGAAGGTAACAGAGTAATACGGTTATCCGCGTAAATCTGCACATTCTTTCCCGTCTGGTCTTTCACGTAGTCCTCCTTGATTTCAATACGCGGCAAACCGATGCCGGTGAACACTTCGGAAGCCAAAGAAGAGGAAACCAATCCCGTACTCAACTTCATTTCGTTGCTGCCGAGAATCATCTTGTACTGCTCACCAAATTCAGATGAACCAAGAATAAGCTTGTTGAAAGATGCACGAGTCATAACCATCTTGGCATAAACGCCATAGTCCGGTGCCAAGGAATGAAGTTTCTCTCTCAAATAAGAGATAAACATATTCTTTCCGTCCACAACCACATCTCCACTTTTCGGCTTGATAAAATTGAACGGAAGGGTAATCTCCAGCAGTTTATTATTGGTCTGACCGGAAGTGATTGCAGCGTCTTTGTTGTAAACGGTGGCTTCACCAAGCATCAACAGCGCACCGACAATAATATCCATACGCTTGTGGGCGGCAAGGGTAATCTGACGGTAGTCGTCTGCCAGGAAGTTTACAATCTCTTCCATTGCAGCCTTTTGGTCGGCTGGCTTAGCGGCATTGAACTTGTCAATCAAATCCTGCAATTCAGAAAGACGGTCAATAGACATCTGATAAGCATCACCCAAATAGGCAATCTCACCATATCCGGAACCGATGTTCCGACGTTCACGGATGGGTTTCTCTCCAAAACGCGAATTGATGGAGCCGGCCATAACTCCGGTTACAGAACCGATATAATCCTTGAACACACGAGTAGTCACTCTGCGGAAAGTAAGATACTGCTGCCAATAGATTGTGTCCTTGCGTGTCTGGTTCACACGTCTGATGATAGCGGAAACAATATTCGCATCATCGAATAATGTTTGAATCGTTAAAAACATATCCTACCTCCTTACTCGTTAAATTCAAACCATCCCTTCATGTTGGCTTTATCGTTCTCGGAGAACGGCATAACCAATTTTGAGGGTTCAATTTCTGCGGCTGTACGAAGCAATGAAACCAATGTGATTCCGTCCTCAACCTTTGTACGGTTAAACAGAGCCGAATTAGCCACATGCTTTTGCTTTAAACCATCAACTGCAACCGCATTGAATAATACGGCATCTTTGGCGATATTCTCACCAAAAGCAGCCTTGATAGTCAATACATCATAACCGGCATTAGACTTATCAATTGCCGTTACTTCTGCACCTTTCTTGCCACTTCCGACAAACATACCCACATAAGCCAAAGAGTTCTTGGCTACTTTGATAGACAAAGCCTCTTCACCAGTGGTATAGGCTTCCACAACTCTCACATTGATTACCGCATAAGCGAACTTGTTTTTCAAGTCCGCACAAATCGGTGTAAATCCGGGAAGAAAACTTCCCACTACCAGGTTCTGCGTGTCGAGTTTGAACGGGCCACGTCTACGAATACCGGTCTGGACATCGTAGCGTTCCTCTTGCTCAACGGGCGGAACTAAATCATACTTAAATCCTGCTGACATAATTAATTCTTGTTTTGTTCAACAATAGTTTTCGTTCCCTCGTCAATCATCTTAGCGATAGATTCAGATTCTTTCTCAATCTTCTCTTCTGCCGTTTCGGGAGGGGTTACGCCCTTGAAGCCGTCATTTGCGAACTCCTGCTTCAAGTCCTTGAAATATGCGTCCAAGTCCTCATCGTCCTTGATGGCGCATCGTTTGGCGTAGTTTTCGGGAATACCATACTCCTTTGCCTTTGCCATAATCTGCTCCTGCCGGGTAGCTTGTAACTTCTCTGTCTCGAATTGAGCGAGCTTATCAGAAAGAGGTTTAACGGCTGCACTCACTGCGTTAGCAATAATAGCCGCCATGTCGTCCGTCTTATCTTCCAGCTTCGGATTAGGGTTAGGATTGGGATTAGGATTCTCAATTGACTTACCGTCTTTAAGGTTATGTTTCTTCTCGTAGTTGGAAACTGCGGTCTTGGAAGCATCCCCGGCACGGAAATCACCATAGGAATTTAGCACGTCCGAGAAGCTGATACCCTCAACAATGGAGTTTACCTTTGTCTCGTCCGTTACACCCTCTGCCTTCTTAGTGGCAATTCGGGTTAAGATAGCAGTGTCCACCCCAGTAAACTTCTGTTGCAGCCCTGCCAAGATTTGTTCTAAGATTGTCATACCGTATGAATTTGATTTATAAATTTCTACGGTAAATTTCGGCATTAATAAGCTATGTGAAAAATTATCAGATAGGTGATACACGACAATGAAACGATTGTCGTAAAATGGTATAAAAAAGGCGTGAAACCGAATGGAATCACGCCTAAATAAAGTATTGTAACTTATGCCGGTACAGCCATTAATTCACGCCCTACTGAACGTATTGTTTCTATAATATCTTCAAAACGTTTCTTAGACGGCTTCTTTGTTCCGCTTACATATTGAGCAAACAAACTCTGAGAAATACCTAAACGTCGTGCTATGGCAGCAGCATTCAATTCAGGATGAGCTATAAATAAATCATAAAGAGGATTAGATTTCCTTTCCCGAAAGAATCCCTCAAAACTCAAATCTTCATCAAGCTCTCTCCAATGTATTCCGTCATGGCTCGTTGTGAAATTTGCGCGCTGCGCAGGAGTAGCCCATTTCAGCCTTTGGAAATCTGAAAACTTCTCACATGCCTCCTTCCCGTCAGTGGTACGTATCCATACCTCCGTATCAGTCAACCATACCTTTTCAACTATGATATTTTCCATAACCACTTATTTTGATTTATTAAAAAATTTATTCCAATGCTCTGCTATTACTTCTTGATTTTCTTCTATAACTGATTCTACAAGTTTCAGTTCAGATGACTTCAAGCCATTATTTTTGATTAATGTAACTGGAAATAAAGTGAATTTAGCACTTACATCCCCTTTGATTACATGAACATGTATAGGCTCATGGTCATTAGCGTAAAACATAAAACGAAAACCAAATAAAATAAATATCGTTGGCATACCTTTCTCTATTGATTACCCTACAAATATAGGTAATTATTTAATTACCTACAACTATTCAAGCAAAAAATTAGCGGCAATTCTTTGATGTTGCCGCAAAATATTCTATTTTTCTTGTACTAAAATTATAATCCCTATAATTTTTCTGACTAAGAGGCGTTTTTCTGTCCCTTATTTCCGATTTGCTCATTCTTTGCCGCTTGCTCCTCCTTGATTTCTGCAAGCTCCTCTTCTATGCGACTTATGGTATAGGCTTTTGTCCTGCGCTTGTCAGTTTTTGATTTAATGCAGCTTTCATCTTAGCAGCTTTAGCAGCTTGAACAAAATACAAATCAAAAAGAAGCTCCAAAACGTCCAATAAGAACTCTGCTTCATTAGGTTCTACATCTAATATTTCACCAGAAGCTTGGTCTTCCATTCCATGAGCAGCAATATTCCCAAAACCACGTATTATTTCCAAGTTGTCGCTTATGTATGATGGGAGTTTATTAGTTGCTATTAGCTTATCAATCTCCGTTTTGAGATTTCGTTCTTTAATACCTTCTTTCAGACGGATTATATTCTGTAAGCATCTACGACTTAAGGCTGCACTTGCTTTGGGGCTAAATGGAAGTACCAAACAGGCTTCATTATAATCTTCAGCAAACTTAGATTCAACTTCAGGAGCAGCAGGCATTCTACCGCTTCCTACAGGGAATAGTTGTTTAAAATTGCAGGAATGTTGTTCTTTTATAGATATTGTACCGTCATGGTATTGATTAGCATTGTTTGCCTGTCCCAAAAGTACAATAGGCTTATCACATTCACTATTTGGACATCTCATATAGAATAGACTATAAAAAATATTTCCATATTTTCCTATGTATTTTTCTGAGAAATCTACATTTACTTCTACCTGACAATGTGGACATTTCATATCTTTAATATTTAATTTGTTACAATTTTCCAACTAAATTCTTCACATCCTCCGCAGACTTCACCTCATGTACGGTATCACCTACTTTTACGAAGCCTACTATATCTCCGGTGTTTGACTTCTCAAATAGTTCAGTTACTGGGACACCCAAAGCATCGGCGATTTTTTCCAATGTACCAATAGTGGGGTTGCCATTAATTGCTTTTGATAGCCCAACTCGTGACAAGCCTATTTTTTCAGCTAGTTCAGTTTGATTGATTCCTGCCTCTTTACATAGTTCTAAAATTCTAAATCTCATATATGTATATATTTAGTTTACTCTCATTATTTATGGCAAAGTTACTCAAAGTTTTCATATTAGCTAAATAAGACAACTAAAAGTATTCTTTTTATAGTTTATTAACTATATCTATTTTGCTAATTGAATACTTATAGTTTGCTTTGTAACATCAAAATGATAACTAAAAGTATAATTTAAAACATATAAGAGTATGAGCACAAAATTTAGAAGTCAGATGAAAGAAGTAATGCAAATGGCATGGTCTTTTGTTCGCAAGAACGGTCATTCAATGAGTGAAGCGTTAAAATGCGCATGGGCTAATTTTAAGCTGAAAGCAGTTTTGAAAGTGAAGATAGTAGAGTTTTACTTCAAAAAGACTGACGGCACGTTACGTCAAGCCTTTGGCACTCTCAAAGAGAATCTTATCGGTGAGATAAAGGGTACTGGCAGAAAGCCGAATGACAATCTGCAAGTGTACTGGGACACTGAAAAAGAAGAGTATAGATGTTTCAAGAAGTGCAACCTTATAAAGATAGCTTGATTATGAGAAAAGACCCCTATGGCAACTATATAACCTGCTTAACAGGTAAGCAGTTCTGCCAATTAAGAAGTATATCTGAAAAGGTGCAACCATATCTACCATTTACAGAAGTGGCATTTCTTGAGCTGATAAAAATAGCTTCTGCAATAATATTTAATAAAGGATTTAACAACTCTCATTTATCGGTACGAAACGGATTGGTGCGTTTTAAAAACAAGTTCTACATGAATGGCTTAAAGATAAATACACATTGTTTGACAGATGAACAATACAAATATTTATGGCAATTTGATACGCCACGTATGGACGCTTTCATGACAAAGTATAAACCAATAGAACGTGATGTTTTTGTAATGACATTCAGAGCTTGTAAACGCTATATGATTACAGGCATGACTAAAGAATCAGAAGATACGCTAATTGAAAGGCTTATTTCAATATCAAATCTTATGAGATAACACGATTATCCAAAGGCAGTCTTTGCACGACTTTAAAGGCTGCCTTTATTATTCACTCTTAAATGAAATAAGTATGGACGAAATTTGGAAAGACATTGAAGGGTACGAAGACGATTATCAAGTATCAAATTTAGGTAGGGTAAAATCCTTGCCAAAGAAATGCTGGAACGGTAAAGGATATTGGTTTAGAGATGGACGCATTTTAATACCCATAAAAAGCAAAAGGGGTATTTGAATGTATGGTGCAGAAAGCGCATATTTAAAGTTCATCGCTTGGTCGCAAATGCTTTTATACCTAATCCGCAAAACCTACCACAAGTAAACCACATAGACGGTGATAAAACCAATAATTGCGTTACTAATCTTGAATGGGTTACTGATGGTGAAAACTTACTACACGCATATAGGGTTCTTGGTAGAAAGCAAAAGACTGGCAAAAACCACCATAATTCACGAGCTGTTCTACAATTAAAAGACGGCAAAATGATGGTATTGGCGCAGACGGGTAACTTTACGGATGAGGATAGACAGACGTACATCCTTATCGATACGGTGGGCGGCAACAACTGCATCACTTTCTTTGACCACGCCAATACATGGGATGTCGAGCCGGCACAAGAGATGTCGTGGATTGGCAAGAAGAAAGGCCGTACCGTACATGGCATTCCGGCCGACAACTACTCGGCTGTTTTTCGCCACGTCATCATGTCCGGCAAGATATTCCAGGTGGATGACATCACCGGCGAGGCTTTCCGGGTACCGCTATTTAAAGGTACGTGGAAAAAGGGTGAGAAGTATGCCTATTATGATGAGGTGACGCATAACGGCAGCTCATGGATATGTGTCAATGAGAAAGGCACGTCTACAGAACCGGCAGACGGCAATGCCGACTGGCTGAAATATGCGGCCAAGGGGGACAAGGGAGATGTGGGTACCGGTATCACCAACTGCGGAGACTGGCAGACCGGAAAGCATATACCTTACATGGGTATTACCAAGATGGCCGGACGTGTGTTTTTATGTGTCGCTCCTGATGGTACCGACAATCCTCCGATGTGGACTCAGACGACCAATGAGGGAAGACGCATCCTGCAGACGCAGAACGGTGGAAAGAGCTACGGATATACCATTACCGGGGACTTGAATACGGCCGAGTATGAGCTGCTGGTGGAGAACGGCCAGGACGGGCGTGACGGTAGGGATTATGAGTGGATATTCAAGCATACGACAGAGAATATCGCTCCGGCAACCCCTGCCACCTCGCAGGTGGATGACTATGTTCCGTCCGGCTGGCACGATGACCCGATTGGTGTCAGCGAGAGCCTGCCATACGAGTGGGCTTGCTGCCGCACGAAGAAGGACGGTGTATGGAGTGCGTTTTCACCGGCAGCCATCTGGGCCAAGTGGGGCTTTGACGGTGAGTCGGCCATTGTAGCCGATTTCGACAACGAGATGGAGAGCATTGCCTTGACATACGAAGGAAAGACTGTTTCGCAGTCCGTGCTCAATACAACCGTCGGCATGTGGTATGGTACGAAGAAACTACAGCTCAAGTCCATCTCATGCGTGACCCCGGCAGGTGTCACGGAGAGCTACAATGTCAATACGGGTGTGATAGCGTTTACCGTGGCTTCCGGAATTTCGATGCCTGCACGCTCAGAGGTCAGGATAACCGTTACGGCTACGGTACAGGATACGGATATAAGCCGTGAGCTGGTGTTCACCATTGCCGGTGTACGTGCCGGTAATCCGGGCAGTGATGCGATACTCTATAGGCTGGTGCCTTCCGTATCTTCAGTAAGCAAGCGGAAGGATGGTACCTACAGTGTGGCAAGCGTGTCATGCACACGCACCAAGTCTGTAGGCGGTACCACTTCCATCACGACTGACGGTGTGCTGAAATACAGTAAGGACGGTGGTTCGGAGGTCGAGATACAGAACGGCACGGCCATTTCCCCGAAGAACTTCACGACGCAGCTGCAGTTCGTGTTCTACGTGGGTGGGCAGGTCGTGGACCGGGAAACTATACCCATGGTTGTGGACGGCAACGACGGTAATCCAGGAAAACCTGGCGGTGACGGCGAATCCGTCAAGGCTGGCGGTGAGTGGCGCACGGCTAATACTCCATACAAAAAGCTCACCATCTGTACGATGGGGAGTCGCTCCTGGCTCTCAAAGGTTGACACTTCGAATCCACCTCTATGGACTCAGACAACTCATGACGGGAGGCGAATCACTCAGACCCAGAACGGCGGCAAGTCCTACGGTTATATTATTACCGAAGAAGTGAACACCGACGAATGGGAACAACTGACATCAGACGGCGGCATGGTCTATCTCATCAGTACATGCAGCAATATCCGGGTGAGCAATGCCGGTTCGCTTGTTCCTTCAGCTTTCCGCGTCTATGCCAAGCGGACGCTTGGTAGCGCCACATTGACTTATCCGGACGGATATCTGACCGCACGGGGGTACAGCAACGGGATATGGAGCGCCATCGCAGGGCCTTCGAGGGCTTCCGAGATTACGGTCAACGCTTCTGCAGGGTATTCAACGTTTTCAGTCCGCTGTTACCAGAGCCAGGCTGACGCTTCGGCATGGAATGACAGTTTCATTGCGGAGATATCAGTGGGTGTCAGCTATGACGGAGCAAGCGGACGAGACGCCAGCGAGCCGCGTCCGAGAGGTTTTTTCGCCAAAGGTAACACGTATGTGTGGAATGAAGATTACCATGACATCGTACTGGCCACATTTAACAATCGCACCATTCCGTTCAGGGTACGGGCATACGGTACGTCGGTCACTGTCGCACCTACCTCGATAGACGGTGATGCTAATTGGGAGGCGGCACAGCAGTATATGTTTGTAGCCATGGACCTGGCCTTAGCAAGAAAGATACGTTCCGATGAAATCTATGTGGATGATTTGGTGGTACAGAATGTACTGGCAAGGGATAAAACCGGTAAAGCCATGTGCCAGATTGACGGGGAGAATGGTGGCATTGGGTTCCTGGCCGGAGGCAATATCCGATGGGATGCCAATGGTAATGTGTTCCAGGACGCCTCAATTTTCCGAAAGCTGAAACTTCTGGAGTCGAAATCCGATTCGTATGAATACTACCTGGATTTCAATACCGGGTTGAACTTTGAAATATCCCGGATATACTCACTTCCAACGCAAGAGGAAACAATATACCTGCCGAATGCGGCAGACTATGAAGGTGGAGAGTGCATGCTGTATAATGGAGGAATCTATACCCGTCTTACAGCACCTGCAAGCATAAAAGTCGCAGGTGGAGGCAGCTTTATCATAGACGGAGAATACTATTCTAAAATAGTTGTCCCGTCGCTTTCCCTTGCTCAATTCAAGGCCGTAGCGACATACTCTGATGGCGTAAAGGATGGGGTGAAATGGGTTCTAATATCAGGAAAAGCGGAATCGAGAACTTAAAATATCAGTGTTATGAAAGTTTTTTATGAAAGCAAGTTAGCAAAATGGCTGCTGTGGCAGGGCTACAACACCATCACATTGGGATGCTTCGTCTTCACCAAGAAAAGCAAGGAGGAGATGAAGCAGAGTGCACTTAACCATGAGGCGATTCATGTGCGCCAATGGGAAGAATGTATGATTGCATCGGCTGTGCTGCTGACGGTAATCATGCTGTTTACCGGATTCAACTTATGGGTATATCTACTTTGCCCGTTGTGGTTCTACCTTCAGTATGGGTTGGAGTATGCGATTTCATACGTTTATCACTTATGCCGTAACCGATGCTGGGTGAATGTGGGTGATAAGGCTTACGGAAATTCAGCGTTTGAAATGGAAGCGGAAGCTAACGAAGAGGTAGACGGTTATCTTGATGTGAGAACTCCTTTTGAGTTCTTCAGATACTACGGGAAAATTTGATTTATAATTTACAAAACGAGAATAAAAACAAAATGTTAAATCGAGTATAATTTCCATCCGGAAATTATGCCCCTTAAATGTGTAATAGTTATGGCAGAGAAGCAAGATATAGCGATGAACCAGTTCCAGATAGTGACGGATGCTGATTATGTATATGTAGAGAAAGGAAATAACCAGGGGAAGATTAAGAAGAGTGATTTTATTGATATTGTAAAAAGATATATTACCTCTGTTAGATTTGCAGGTGGCATACCAGACTCAGATTTAAATAGCATATACAAAAACGAAGAGTCTGGAATATCCATATATAGTATTAGTGCGGCGATTCTAAATTCTCCTGCGACCTATTCATTCTGTATTAATATACAGAGGTCAGGGAAAGGTGATGTTATTGCTTCCCAAAGAATTTTACAAATTGTTCCAGATGATAATTTGGTTAATTTACGAACGGGGAAAGGTGATGGAGAAAAGATTGTTTATACGTCGTGGAGGCGAATATAAATTACTTATAATAGAGCAATTTATTCATTCTACTTTTTCTGCCTTATCTTCTGCCCCTTAAATGTATTAAGTATGGCAGATGATATTAAGGAAAATGCGATGAGTGGTGGAACTCCGGCACGGTTACGTGGGCTGGCGGCAAACGGCAACAGTATATCACCGACATTGGAAGAGGTAATGAATGAGATGGGAATACACACCTATAGCTTTACATTGGCGGCAAAAGAGGAAAAAGACCTTGGCGACTTGGGGTACGGTATGTATTTGCTTGCATCCCCCAACAATGCAGCAACTGCTATATTTGCTTTTGGTTCCTATTCAAAAGGTTTTGTGTCAGATGCAGGTTCAAATTTTTACTGTGATTATACAGATGGGACTAAAGGTGTTGCTTTCGGTCGAAAAACGACAAATGGTAGCTTTTTTATCAAAAACAACAGAAGCACTGACACATGAGGATGTAAATTAAACTGTGTCAGCAAGGAATAAAGTATTAACTTTGCTAACACAGTTTTTTTTATGAAAGAAGAATTTGATTTCGAGAGTATCAAGAACAAGGCCATTGAACAGCTGAAAGCCGGCAAGCCTTTGTTGGGTAAGGAC